AAAAGCCGAAGCCTTCCACTGCGACCTCTGTGAGGGCTGGCACCTCCGGTCAGTCGGCCACAAGGTGACCCGATGAGGTTCTTCTACGCCACCCCCGAGATGGTCCGACAGTGGCCGAGCTGATGATTCACGTCACGTCGCTGGAAGTTCTCATTTCATGTATCACCGCCTTCGTCGTGGTGGTTATCGTCATCGCCGCCACATGAGGCGACGGTGGCGACGGGTAACGCTCTGCCCGAGCGATCAGACCGTGACGGTCACCGACCTCAGGGGGGAAGCCCGCCCGTCCATCCGACGCTGCCTCCTCCGCCGCTGGCACCGAGGGAACCACCAGGGACTGGGCTGCGTCTGGCCCCGAGAGTGGGGCTTCGAGCAGGACGAAGACCTCGACTACCGCTATCGGCTGTGGGAAGGCTGAGGGGATCCACTAGCTGAAGCTCTGACCAGGCCAAAGTGTTGGTCATGGTCGTTGAGTTGGAAATCGCTATCTTCAGACACGGCTCCGCATGACGGACCTGTCGATCACCCCGCCGGACCTGGACACGCCGCTCCGAGTGGCCAGCCGCAGCCCGCAGCACCCTCGCTCCATCACCGCCCGCCAGCGTGACCTCATCGCTGTCGAGCTGCGGAAAACGGGCATGACGTTCGACAAGATCGCCGAGAAGATGACCCTCGCCGACCGCAGCGCCGCCTTCAAGTGCTACCAGCGGGGCATGAAGAACACCCTCCAGGAGAGCGCCGACGAGCACCGAGCCATCGAGCTGGCCCGCCTCGACGAGATCTGGGGGCCGATGTTTGAGCAGGCCAGAGGTGGTTCTCGACTGGCCGTCGACCGCTGCATCCTGATCATGGATCGTCGGGCCAAGTACCTCGGCCTCGACGCTCCGGTTCGCATCCGCCAGGAGATCATCACCGACGACATGCTGGAGAAGGCCATCGCCGACCTGGAGGCCCAGAACGCCGCCCTTCGAGAGCAGGACGAGGCCCGCCAGCTCGCCCAGGACATCGTCGAGGCCGAGCTGGTCGAGGAGGAAGGGTCTCCCGCCGGTGAGGAAAGCCAACTTTCCCCTGGTCAGGAAATCGTTACCGGTGAGGTCGGGAATCCCTAAATGGTCCTGGCTTCCAAGCCTGTCATCATCGCCGCCGACGAGCGGATCGAGCGCTACAAGCAACTGAGGGCCGAGCGCAACCGCCTTTCCGCCCGAGCGCTGGGCAACTACCTGTCCAATCCCATCGCCTTCGCCCACGACTGCTTCGACTGGGGTGAGGCCACCAACTCCGGCCCCACGGAGTACCAGGACGAGATCTTCACCGCCCTGAACGACCACCACAAAGTGGCCGTCCGCAGCCTCCACGGCGCCGGGAAGACCACCACCAACGCCCTGATGATCCTGTGGTTCTGCATCACCAGGGACGCCGCCGGGATCGACTGGAAGTGCGCCACCACCGCCGGGGCCTGGCGCCAACTGGAGCAGTACCTGTGGCCCGAGATCCGCAAGTGGGCCAAGAAGATCAAGTGGGCCAAGATCGGTCGGTCCCCGTTTGAGCGTCATGAGCTGCTCCGGCTCAACCTCAACCTCACCCACGGCTCCGGCTTCGCCGTGGCCAGCGACACCCCAGCTCTGATCGAAGGCGTCCACGCCGACTCGGTCATGTATGTCTTCGACGAATCGAAGTCCATCAGCCCCGACACCTTCGACGCAGCGGAAGGCGCCTTCTCTGGTGGAGGTGAGGCATTTGCCCTGGCCACCTCGACGCCGGGCGAGCCGAATGGCCGCTTCTACGAACTCTGCACCCACAAGCCCGGTCTGGAGGACTGGTACAGCGTCCACGTCGGCCTGGACCGGGCCATCGCCTCGGGTCGGGTCTCTGAGAGCTGGGCCGACAACCGCAAGCTCCAGTGGGGGCCGAACAGCGCCCTCTACGCCAACCGCGTCCTGGGCGAGTTCCACAGCTCCGACGAGGACGGGGTCATCCCCTTGTCCTGGATCGAAGCCGCCAACGAGCGCTGGATCGAGACCACCAAGCTCATCGAGAAGGGCGAGTTCCGCCTGCCAGCTCTCGACGCCCTGGGGGTGGACGTGGCCCGGTCCGGCGACGACAAGACCGTTCTCGCCCTCCTCCACGGCGACCGCGTCCACGAACTGCGCTTCAGCTTCCACGAAGACACCATGGCCACCTCAGGCCGCGCTGGAGGCCTTCTGACGCTCCACCCCGGCGCCAGGGCCATCGTGGACACCGACGGCCTGGGAGCAGGCGTGACCGACCGCCTCCGGGAGCAGGGCTTCGACGTGGACGCCTTCCACGCCGGGGCGGCCAAGGAGATCAAGCTCCTCAAAGACACCTCTGGCGAGCTGGGCTTCGTGAATGTGCGGTCCGCCGCCTGGTGGCGCCTGCGAGAACTCCTCGACCCCGACAACCATCCCAGCGTCGAACTGCCCCCCGATGATGTGCTGACGGGAGACCTGACAGCACCCCACTGGCGGGTCACCAGCAAAAGCCAGATCCAGGTCGAATCGAAGGACTTCATCAGGAACCGCCTCGGACGCTCCACCGACGCCGCCGATGCCGTGGTGCAGGCCTTCTGGAAGCCCCGAGTCAGGAAGAAGGCCAGGATGACGTTCGCCGGACGAGCCAGCAGCCCGCCGCCCGTGAGAGATGTGGCCGTGGCATGAAGGGCAACCACCTCGCCCCCTACGGGCACCACATCTGCCAGTCCTTCCTCGGCCACTTCTACTGGTTCCGGCCCAACAGCCCGATCTCGCCCGATCAGCGCCTCCACCTCGACGTGAACAGCACCGGCCTGCGGGTCGGCCACGGGAAGAACACCTTCGTCTGGTACTGGAAGGCCGGGTGATGGCCCTCACTCTGGTGCCAGACGCTCCTCCAGCCCAGGTCATCGTTCTCACCTGCCAGAAGTGCCTCCGCACCTACCAGGCGGTCATCGAGCCGGTCGTGACCTACACCGACGGCAAGGGTGTCATCGAGATGAACTTGACCGCTCACCACCGTTGCCCACCACCTCGGTCCATGCCGCTGGCCGCATGATCACTGGTGTCCTGGAGGGCGTCTGCTCCCTCTGCAGCGAGGAGTTCCTGATCATGGTGCCGGAATGCGACTCACCATCTGACACTTTGGTGACGCTGGACCGTACAATCACTGCCATCCGCATTTACCACCAATGCCGAGTGCAGCCCGAAGGGATATGACCTTGCCGCAGTTTCGCAAAAAGCCCATCGTCATTGAGGCCATCCAGTTCACTGGTAGCAATGTCGGCGAGATCTGGGACGCCTTCGGCAGGGCCGGAATCGGCTGGTCGAGCGAGACACCCAACCAGCTCATCTTGACCACCACTCACGGCGATGAAGCCCCAGCCCGAGTCGGCGACTGGATCATCCCCGACTCCCGGCCAGAGACGTTCTACCCCTGTAAGCCTGACGTGTTCTTCGCCACCTACGAGGCCGTCTGAGCATGGTCAACGACCACCTCGGGCCAGAAGCCGAGCGCCGCCTGGTCCTCAAATGGTTCGGCCTCGACGAGGGCATCATCAAGCACCTCCGTGACCTGGACGACGCAGAGACCGAGTGGCGGGTCCTCCATGAGCACAGCGTCTTCATGGGCTGGCTGGAGCGCCGCCGGGACTTCCTGATCGCCGAGTGCATGAACGGCAGGGTCTACACCCCCGTCCCGCAGACCGACGCCAACATCGTCCAGCTCCGAGGCAATCGAGCCGCCAGCGTGACCGGGGAGAAGCTGGGATGAATGCCCTGCTTGTGATCTGCGCCCTGGCCGCTTTCGTCGGCCTCACTATCTACGCCCTCATTCGGATCGGAGACCGGTGACCGCCGCCATCATCCTGATCGCCTTCGGCCTTGCGGCCCTAGCCGGAGCGACCACCTACGCCCTAGTCCGCAGAGGAGACCGCCAGTGATGACCGCCACCGAGACCGTGCTGGAGGAGCGCATCGCCCAACTGGAAGAGACCGTGGCCAGCCTCCTCCGCATGAACGCCTACATCATCAGCGTCCTGACCCCGCCGGTCGTACCTACCACCACCCCAGGCGACCCTGTCATCGACTACAGCCGTCTGTCTAACGGTCTCGGATACAAAGCGCCGCCCGAACCCGTCTACTACCCCCGCTGCCTGGCCCAGATGGGCCGGATGCAGTGCTTCGGTCAAGACCATCACGACGGCCAGCACTGGTCGCATGAGCCGGATGGCGACATCTTCACATGGGCCTGACCAGCATCATCCTCAGTCTTCTGGGGGCGGGAATCGTAGGATTCCTCAGTGGGATCATTTACTGCGTGCGCCGCCTCCTGCCCGGCATCATGGCGCGCCTCGATCCAGAGAGGCTCCATGAGATCGCCCAAGAAGCAGCCAGGATCCGCAACGGCGAGTAGGCCTCAGCGTGGCTAATCGGTTCGACCACCTCCTCACCCGTGCCATTGGCCTGGGCAACTCCGGCTCCCCCAACGGCAAGCGCAAGCTCATCAAGCCCGCCCTGGGCAACCTGTCGTCGGTCGCGGCCAAGCCCGGCGGCGGTCGGGTCTCGGCTGCCACCCAGGCCGTCACCTATGTCTCCGAGGGCCAGCCTCTTTCCATCGACTGGGGCGCCGAGCAGCAGGCCCGCCTCGCCTACCTCGGCCAGGTCTACGTCATGCGGGGCTGCCGTCTGATCGCCGACACCATCGCCCAGCTCCCCTGGGTGGCAGGCCCGGATCCGACCGACCCGTCCACCTACAACAAGAACGCCTCCCTGGCCCGACTCCTCGGCCCGAGCACGCCCCAGGCGCCCGGCGGCCCGAACCCCTACACCAACGCCCGCACCTTCTGGGCCTGGACGATCATCCAGTACATCGTGACCGGACGCTGGGCCTGGGAGTGCCAGCTCGACGGCACCGGCAAGGACAAGGAGATCATCGGTCTCTACCCCCTGGTGAGCGCGGCCATCGCCCCCAAGCCCACACAGACCGGCGACCGCTGGTTCAACGGCTACGAGTACACCCCGGCCACCGGAGTCATCGAGCTGACCGATGAGCAGGTCATCTACAACTGGCGGCCCAGCATCGTCGACTGGCGCCTGCCCGAGTCCATGCTCAACAGCGCCACCTACCCGACCTACATCGCCAACGCCGTGGACCGGTACATGGCCAACCTCCTGAAGAACGACCTGGTCGCCACCACCCTGATCGTGACCCCGCCCATCGAAGAGGCCGACCAGCGCCGAGCCTGGCAGGACCAGTTCGTCTCCGAGTTCACCGGCATCCAGAACACCGGCAAGACGCTCTTCGCCGAGGTCGAGGCCGACGAGAGTGACACCGGTGCCGGATCGAGGCCCAGCATCCAGGTCGAGCGCATCGCCACCTCACCCATGGACGCCGGACTGGCAGCCGCCGCCGAAGTGGCCAAGACGGAGATCTGCATAGCCCTCGGGGTGCCGAAGTCCCTGATGGGAGACGCCTCGGGATCCACCTTCTCCAACGCCGACGCCGAGTGGCGCAACTTCTGGACCACCACGCTCCTGGACATGATCTGCGACCTCCAGGACCAGGTCAACCAGACCCTGGCCCAGCGCCTCGACGGCGGGAAGTACGTCGGGTGGTTCGACCTCAGCAAGGTCGAGGCCCTCCAGCCGCCGTCCATCTTCGCCCCACCCATGATCACCGACCTGATCCAGACCGGGGTGGCCAATGCTGACCAGATCGCCACCATGCTCAACATCCCCATCGACGCCTCCAACCAGGACGCCCAGGCCGCCCCCCGTGACAGCGACACCGACTCCATCATGCGTCAGGTCTTCGCCGAGCTGGAGCGCCGGGACCACGCCCAGAAGACCGCCCCTCGGAACAGCTACACCATCCGAGGACTGGAACCCCAGGCTCGTCCTCTGCCCCAGCGGGAGCGCATCGTCGTTCGTGCCGCCACGAAGCCCGCACCCAAGCCTCTGACCAGGGGAATCAAGCAGGCGGCGGCGATCATCAGCCACGTCGAGCAGATCAAGGCCACCAGCGCCCAAGCCAAGGACTGGGAACTCCGCTCAGCGATCGAGGAGCTTGACGGCGATGAACTGGCTCTGGACGCTCTATGACGACCTCGATCAGCTCTGGTGAGCGATACGACACCAGCCCACTGGGCCTGAAGGACAACTGGGTCACCAAGCATGGCGGTCTGCCCGATTTTGTCCGAGCGGTCGCTCACGCCCTCATTCGGAACGGCCATTCGGAGTCTGGGGCGATCCAGATGGCGATTGGCGTGATCAAGGGCTGGGCGGGTGGTGAGGGCAAGGTCACGGCCAAGACCCGCGCCAAGGCTGCGGCCACCGTGGCCGAGTGGGAGGCTCTGAAGGCCTCCACCGGGCGCTCCGACCAGGCCCTGGAGCTGGAGTTCCGAGCCTCAGGAGCGTTCGCCGCCGGTCACCCCTTCGAAGGCAACCAGTACATGGCCGGTCCCAACGCCGCCGCACCTCCTGGAGCCGCCGGAGCCGCTCTGGGCATGACCCCGGCCCAGGTCTACCTCATGGCGTCGGCCATGCAGTCTGCCACCGGCCAGCAGGTCACCGGGGTCTTCACCAACGCCCAGCTCGCCGCCGTCGTGGCCGTGAACAACGCAGCCGGGGCCAAGGCTGGAGCCGCAGCGTCGAAGAAGGCCGGTGCCGCTGCCGCCAAGAGCGCCGCCGCTGCCAAGGCCCAGGCCAACAAT